AGAAATAGAAGAGGTATTTTTTGAAAGTGATTTTACAATGGAGCCTCCACCAATGATGGTAGAGGAAGTATTTACAGAGGAATTTGAAGAAGACTTTACAGATTTTTTAGAAGAAACAGGCATGGAAGAAGAGTTCAAGGAGTTTCTTGAAGAAGAAGGTATAACAGCCGAAGAGTTTTTTGAAGAGATAACTGAGGAGGAGTTCAATGACGAACTTACTGAAGAATCTTTTGAAGAGTTTGAGGAACCAATGGAAGAAGTCGCAACTAACGAGGAAAGCGTACCAGAGGTTATTGAAGAAAAAGAAGAGGCAATGGAAGAGCCTAAATCTACTGAGGCAGAGCCAGTAACAGAGGAAAAAGAAGTAGCACAAAATGACACAGGAAAAGAAAGTTCAACAGAAGAAGACGAACCCAGTAGCGAAAGCACTGAGGACTCCGAAGTACAGCCAGAAGATAGTGAAGGACAAGATGGTGTACAACCGGAAGGAAGAGAAAAAGTGGACACCAACGACAGGGTTGCTACAGATGTTGCAAAAGTAGAAAGTAAACTAAAACAGAATTTAAAAAAGATAGCTAAACAAATAGCTAAGAATACAAAAGAAACAACTCAAAACTTATCAAAAGAAGATTTATTTTTTAAAGCAGATAATCTGGACTCTTATACAGAGGTAGCATTTTATTCTGCTAAAGATGTGTATGAAAATACAAACATGGGATTTTTTTTACAAGTAGACTTATCTCCTTACACAGGGGATATATATTTAAATACAAGTTTAAATTTGTATGAAGAAAATGACCCTATTGAGGTAAATAGGGTTAAATTAATTAACTTAAATACAGTTAAGAATAAACTGTTAGCTGAATTGGAGGCACTTAAACAATGAAAATAATGGATAAACTTAGTACCTATGCGGCACTTTTAGGCGTAATTGGGGCAATTGGAGGGGGCTTTTACACATGGGGCCAGTTCAACTCTCGTCTTGATGCAATAGAATCTACACCTCCAGTTAACTTAGCACCACTAAAAGAAAAAGATAAAGAGTTAGCAAGTAAAGTTGATGAAGCTTTATTATATGCTAATGAATATAAAGTAGATTTAATAGATAGAATTAATAAAGTAGAAGAACAAATTAAACCTACGGATTTAACTTTAGTATTTAAAGAAATAGGTAAAATTAGAGAACAGATAGCTATGCTACCAGAACGTGCTAATTTAAAACCTCTTCTTGAACAGCTTCAAATGTTAGAAGAATATGGTTGGGAATTAGAAGAAGATATTGAACAGTTAAGTAAAGATGTTGCTATTGTTAAAAAAGAAAATGAAATACAAGATGTTCAATTAAAAGAAATAAAATTATCAGCTAAAAATCCACTAGGAGGTTAAATGGCTATTGCAACAACTGGATTAATGAAACAGCAATTAATGCGTCAACCTACAGACATAACACCACAAACAGGTATGGATGGAGGGGTTACACGAGCTTCTATGGCAGGAGATTTAATAAAAGCTATGAATGACTTAGATTTTAAACAGCTAATGCAACAGTATACGGCTATGTCTGGGCAAGCATCGGCAAGACCTTTAACTAATGAACTTATGAAAGAAGAACGTAGTGCTTTAGGTGGCGATGTAATGTTTGGACAAGGAAGAACACCTGTTTTTAATCCTAATGAAATGCCAAATTTACAAAACACTTATTCTAATATGCCTGTAATACCAGATAATTTTAATAATGCACCGGGTATAAAAGATGAAGAAAGAGAAAATATGGGATTAATGAAACCACAACCAATGGGAGTCTAGCATGCCACACGGCGGCCCACATCAAAAAACAACATTTAGTAGTAATAGACCAAAGACGGATACTCGACCAAAGGGTATGCCGTCTTTTTTATCTTCTAGCGAACCTAAAAAATCTTTCTCTCAAATGACTCAGCAAGAGAGAACAGATAGGTTTAATAAAAATCAAGATAAATACAAACAAGAATTTAAAAAAAAAGTAGGCCCTATTAGAACACCAGAAATACCAGATGGTTCTAAACCAAAAACTACAGAGCAACAAAGTAGAGACGACAGAAAATTATACAGACAATACCAAGACCCAAAAGTAATAAAAGCTACAGAAAAAGCTAAACTTGGTAAAACACAAGCTAATAATTTTATTGATGATGCAATAGGGGCAGTAGCAGACCTACCTGTAAACATGGTTAAAAATTATACTAACAGAGTAACAAATGTAAATAAACATTTTGGTAATTTATTAACTGATGCAAAAAAACAATATATAAATCCAGAAGAACCTTATTGGCAACGAGTATTAAAAGAAAGAGCTTTGACAGAATGGTATGGCACAGGTGCGTTTTTTGCCGGTGGAATGGAAGGTGCATTAGGTCTTACACTTGATACTGCCGCAGGATACACAGCAAGCACTGTTGCAAATTTTAATGATATATACAGAGCATTACAAGGTTTACCCCTTAGTGCTGAAATACATAATGATATAACAGAAAATTTACAAAAAGAAATTGTAGGTGCAACAATGGCGGCATGGGAGTCTACTGGTTATGGTGCTATGAGGATGCCTAAATATCCTGTTCCAAGCATGAAAGCAACTGCTAATTTTATAAAAGCTAAAGTTCCTTTTGAATTTAAAAATACTGTTAAAGTATTTGAAAATGGTGTAAAACAAAAAAAAGCTAAAAATATGACTGTTGAAGGTGACTGGAAAGTTATGACAGAAGCCGCAACAAAAGACGCAACAGTAAAAAAAGAAATAAAACAATTGGCTATCCAATCTTGGGAACAGGCAAACGTTAATAAATATGGGCCTATAATGGCTAACAATATTGCTAATCATTTAAGACAAGTAAATAATATTAGGCCAGTTCAAGCACAAAGTGTAGGTGCGGCGGCTACTCCAAAAACAGATATATATAAATTGGGGGAACCTTTTTATAATCCAATAGTACAACAAGTAAATTCTTTACCTGTAAATGAGGCAGGACAAGTACAAGTAAAAGATTTAACTGAGTCTTTAAGTACAAAAAAGTTTGAACGCCCTATGGTTATAAGCAATTTTGATACTTTTTTATCTAATTTAAAAGAAAGTAATGTTACAATGGTAGATAAAAAAACTGTAAATAGTTATTTAAAAGATAACCCTATAGAATTTACTATTGATATAGGAACAAGTAATGTGCCTGCAAAAATAATAGAAGAAAAAAAATTTATAGAAAACTCTATGGTTGGAAATATTGGTATGCTTCAAAATATTTCAACTAAAGTATCAGAAAGTTTACCTGTAGAATTAACAGTAGCAGATATACCTGCCAATATGGTTATAGAATTTCCAAATGGTAGTTCTAATATTGGGTATTTAAATACGGCACATGCCGCAACAGGTAATAGACTCTTTGAAGAAATAGCTAATACTCAGTTGCAACAAATGAAAGAGCTTAATTATTTTAATCCAAATATGCTTGATGACTTTTACGAAGGAAAAATAAATCTTTTAGATGCTGTTCCTTATGGTGGATTTAATGTAAATATACAACCTAGTACGACATACGAGGGCGTTTTTAACAGGGACTTAGATTCTCAATTATTTGAAATAGATATTAGCAATAACAATGTTGCTCAAGGATTTAAGGATAAAATTATGTATTCTATAGGATATGCCCCTCATTATGATACAAATATAAATTATCAAATATTAAATGATTTTAGTAGTAGTGGTAAAATTAGAACAGCATATATACCTATAAAAAAATCCGCAGAAGCAAATGCCATAGGAGAACAATGGGTTTCCCAATTGCTAACTAATTTTAATAATAGAGACCATTTTAATGCAGATACTGGAGAGTATCAATCTAGTGTACCAGAATTTATGTTATCAGTACCAAATACCAAATCATTAACTCTTGATGTAAAACTGCCAAACTACGGCACATTACAAAATTTAAAAGAATTAGCAAATCCAAAAAATATTTTAAATCAAGATGCTTTAATGGACTTAACCTCTAATAATAGATTAGTAGGTGAATATTATAAAGAGGCCAATTCTAATGCATTAGTAAATGATGACTATTATGCTAATCAAAGAATATTACAAAGTTTTTTATATCAGCTTGTAGAAAGATTAGAATTAAGAGATTTACCCGGTTGGGCCCCATACATAAATAAGCTAACCCAACCGCCAGATTTTTCTAAAATGACACCACAGGAAAGAAGATTATATGTAGCTCAAACTACATCGGGCATGACCACTATAGGAAATTGGCAATATCATTTAAATAATCTTAAAAATAAATACGCTAATCTTAATAGTGTAAATAAAAAAATTGAAATAATAGAAAAAGAAAAAATGGCAGATAATAAACGCCCTTATGTTATTAATCCTGTTAATTCTCGAAACTACGAATTTCAAGAAAAAGTACTAACGTTTAATAAACATCCACATGGGAAATACATGGAAGTTAAATTAACATCTAATGATTTATCTGGTTATCCAAATTTTGATGACCCCCATTTTAGCGACACTAAAAATTTACTAGGGTGGAGTATAGTTACAGATAGGCGTGTAAATATTAGCCCAACAAATCCAAAAGGAGAAAGGGCATACGTTATAGAAGAAATACAAAATACAGGAAAAAAGAACATTACAAGTGACAATAAAACAACAGGAACATTTCTTTTTGGCTCAATGACTGACAAAGGTTTAGGTAAACCAGATTGGTATAAGAAAAAATTGTGGGCAGATATTAGGGTTGCCTATGATAATGGATTTGATTATGTTATTATTCCAACAACTAAATCAATAGTATCTAAAACTGGTTCTGGAAAATTTTATGATGATTTGCCAAATGTAGCAACAAAATTTGGTTTTGATACAATTAAAAATGCTGATATGGCAGAGTATGGATTTACAGCACCACCATCAGTAATTGAACAACGTTTAAGAGATAAAGAAGATAGCCAAATTGGTGTTGATGATGATTTTGGCCCATATGGTCAAGAAGAAATAAATATAGAATTTTTAAATGAAAATTATGGAGACCACAAATTTCATATTATTGATATAAGGGATAGAAATAAAGTATTTGATATACTAAATAAACCACAACCTGTAGCAAAATTAATAGACCAAACAAATCAAATGTTATCTACATTTGCCTAAGAAGTTTATTTATTTTATCATCAAAAGACACTGATTCAGATTTACAATGTTTTATTATTGCAGATAATATATGTTTATAATAATCGTCTTTATAAATAGATAATGCATCAAGTAATTTACTAGGTTCAATCCATTCATGGTTTATAACTAACAAACCATCACTACCAATAGATACAGAAGTTTTAAAAAGGGGAGCGTTATGCTCCCTTTTTTTATTTTGACTTTGGCTTTTCATCTTGCACAAAACTTGGATTTATTTTTGGGTCTAGTTTAGGNAGTTGCATTAATACAGCAATACCTTGTGCNACNTCTTGATAAGGTCGTGTATACATATATTTTAGTATAACACTCCTTACTTCTTCAGTCATTATATAAGCTACAGTTTGTTCTGACATTATTCCTCCTTGAATTTAATCTCACCTGCAATTGCACCATATGCAGACATATCAATATAAGTATCCTTACTAACAGCCCCAAGTTTTGTTCTTGCAACTTTTAATAACGCCATCATGATAGCCACATCGTGTGCCTCAATTTTTACATCTAAGTATGCTGACCATAACTTAGCTATGTTATTGTGATTTTCTACCTTATCACCATAATCTTTTTGCCTATCTGTACCAACTAATCTTGTAGCCTCAGATAAAATTTCTTTTGTTATCATTTCTTTTTCTTCTTAAATTTTCTACCTACAAAAAACACAATAGTATTTATGCAAGTATTTATTGTTACCATAATCAAAATCCACCATTGCCAAAATTCAACTGTCATACTTTTATTAAATCAGTTATTGGCACTAAATATCCTCTTGAGGTTAAGTTATCCCCACCCGGAACAACTCTGTAATCTTTACTAACTAATTTTCTTAATCTTGTCAAGGGAATTTGTATAGAAAATAAATGCCTATCACCATTGCTAACTATTTTAAATATCCATGTATCAGATTTGCTAGTGCTTATACCACTATCCTTACCTCTTGATTTAAATTCAACATAGACATTACCTGTTTTATGTGCCATTCTATCTGTTTTTAACTCAAAGTTTTCCATAGATTTCATTACAAGCTTTTCATGTTTCTTGCCATAAGATAAATCTTTTGAAAATTTAGTTACAGAGAAATCACTTTCTTTTAACTTCTTAATACTATCACTCTTATTTTCTTTTATTTGTGTTTTTATCATCAGTGTAATCTACCTTTTTTTCTTTCAAACATTTCCTCTAAAGTTACAGTTCCTTTTGCAACTTCGTCATTATCTAATTTTGCTAAAGAATTTACACCCTCATCAAAAACTACATCTGGTTGGCTTAGTGACATTGCAACCATACCATGAGCAATAGTTAAAGCAACACCCATTTCTTGCGTAAGGGGTAAAAGTTTAGGCTCTGTTATAACACACCCAAAACCACCTTCAGCAGGATAGACTGTTATTGTTATACTATTGACTTTTGTATCAACACCATTATCCATTTTGTTTTCCTATTAGTTGTAAAAAATGTGTAGCATCAACAATAGCTAACGGCTGAAACTTGTTCATTTTAATTATAGCAACCGGCACATCCGTTGCTTTTGAATTGCTTTGTGCTTGAGCAACAATATCATATATACCTTTAAATGTTTCTTTGTTTTTACATTCAAAAGAATAAGGTATTAATTTTTTAGCAGGGTTAGATAGTTTAATATCTTCTCCTGTCTCTCCCATTATAGCACAGCTTATATCATTATCATCTAAAGTTTTAAATATAGATAGCAATGTATCTCTTGTCCAATTTTGTAATCTTCTTCCTTTAGCTTTTCTACTCTGTACTGTCGACATTTTCTTCCTTTACTTTAGTATACCAAAAATATTTAGGATTCATAGCTTTTGATTCTCTTTGTGGCAAGTATTGTATATCCCCCCAACAAGGTTTTTTGTAAGCACAGAATGTACATTCTTTAGCTAATATTCTGTTGCCTGTAGGTTTCTTATTAAAAAACTCTTCTATATCTTCAAACTGTCTTTTAAATGGTTGGTTAGTATTTAATGCATGAACATTTTTCTTTGCTTGTTCAATTGCTTTTTTCTTATGTTCTCCATCATTAATTGGTGTTTCCACTACAGACCATTCTCCTGTAGATTTATTAATAGCAATCCACCCTCCAAATTCTTTATCATCTGCCCCTGCATATAAATATCCTTGAGGTACATAACCAAATGGGTCATCTTTTAATAGGGCATTAAATCCTCCAGACTCTCCAAATTTATATTGAAAAGCATAAGGGGATGCACTTTTTATATCCCATATTTTATCCATAATTTTAACATCATATGTACCATTGATTTCATCATCACCAAATACATATTTAACTTTCTTTTGAAAGTCATCTATTTTAACTCCAGATGATTTTAATATTGCAACAGCCAATGCTTCAATTAAATCACCAAATATAAATCTCATTTTAGAATTATAAGGAGGTGTCTCTGCCTCTGCCCCACTCTTTTCCATTTGTAATTGACATAAAGGTCTGCCAATAGCACTCATTCTAGGTTTAAATTTTGTTTCTCTTTCTTCTACGAATTGTTTTATAAATGCATCTTTACAAGCCTCACCAAATTCATTTATAATAGTACTAGAAA